CCTTGTCCACCACCAACAAGATTAGCTATCGCATGTGTACCTGTTAACCAACTACTTGATATACCAAGCGAGTTGACACTCTTAACCCTGATGTTATAAGCTGAACCAGATAAAACACCTGACACATATATAGGTGAAGAATCGGTCTTTATCTCGCCATCCCAAGTTGAAGTAATACCGTATTGTATGATGTAGTGGTCAGTAAATTTATCAGTTGAATTAGTCCAAGAGATTAACATTCTTGGTTGTGTCGAACCATCATCATTGGTCACTTGATAATTTTCCCCGCTTGCTACAGATAATGAAGTCGGTGCAACTACACTAAATGGGTCAGGTAAACCAGTATCAGGAATAACTGCTACTTCTGTGGTGTCATCCCAAACATAACTAGCATCCTGATGCTCAATCAGTGATAGCGTTACCGTACCATCATTCTGTAAAGCCATATCCATAACTCTGAAAGGTTTGGCTGTCCATGCTGGAGTCGAGTGCGTAACCGTAACTATATCGCCTACAGCACATTCTAAAGCCTCAGTTGTTGCTAAGAATGAACACCTTAAATTCTCTCTTGATTTCTTCACTACTGTTCTAGCTATGTTGTATGCCTGATAGATATTAGTAACTGTATTGAGCGATATTCTGCGCTCCAATGCAAAATCATTATCGTCACTTAAATACGTTGTATAAGTTGAGCTTCCTGATGGTGGCCATTCAATCTGGTCTTGTTGCCAGTTAGTATCTGGATTGGGAAATGAGGCAAATACCCGATTATAGCGAGAGCTTTTTTTATCGCCAGTTATTGAAATCCCATTAATAATGTGTTCTTCCGTAAAATTAAATATCGCAGAACCACTTAATTCATCCTCGATAACTAACCGATACTCGCCTTGAGTGTAAGGCATTAAACCTCGCATCCCAGATAACAACACTTTGACATTACTCATAATCGTTGCATCTGTTTTTAATACTGCGTTACAAGAGAATTTAGCAATAGTTCCTCCGCCAGAATAAGGTGTTACTGTTTCATCGCATAAATCTGCTGCATCATGCCAAGTTGATGAACCGCTTTGACCGCTAAAAACATCAGCTTCAAACGCACTTGTTGGTAAGCCTTTACCATAACGGCTATTACGTAAATAATCCAACAGACAAATAGCAGGGTTTGTTGTATAGATATAGCCACCATTACCACCTGCTGCTCTTGGGTCATAACATATACGACCTTCAACTTCAGCATGGAAAGTTGGGATTGAACCAAAAACCTCACTATCCCATTTAAGTCTAATTCCTAGATAAGCTATACCCGATAATTTATGATTTGATGTCCAACTTGAGGCACCAGTTAGAGTGGCATCTACTGCCTGATTATCTGCACCCGTATGTTTGTTTATCGTTATTAAACCACTATATTTGCTGTCAGTTGAGAGAACATCGTTTATCCATACATTACCTATAGAATTGACCTCGCCCTCGCATAAAACTAAAGCTATATATAAATACTCATTATCAGAGCCACTGGTTTCAATAAATACCCTTGTGCCACCTACTTTACGTTTGCCATAAATAACAGGGATTTGAGATAGTGAACTCGCTTTATTTACTAATGTGCCAGTTTGTGTTTCAAACTCACTAAGGTCTGGTTCATCAGGTCTTGTCAACCATGTTATAGCTGCTGATACAAGAACCTGTGCTAACCATGACCACATCAGGCTCTCCCCCACTTAATATCTTTCACGACATTGGCTGCGAAATCAAAACCTTTATCGCTGGAAAAAAATATCTTTTGTGAATTACTGTTAGTCATGCGCCCTGATTTCTTTTCAAAATCAGACCAATGTGAGGCAACCGATAAATCAACTTCTGAGGTTATATTTGAATCTCTTATTTCGTGACCGTCAATGCGCCCATCGTAAATCAATATCGGTACACCAATAATAGCATTACTTGAATCAAGAAAAGCTCGTAGAATCCTAACCTGTCTGCCTATATAGCCACCAGCCAGTAGTAAGGACACGAATGTTTGTTCAACCCCTGAGAGTTTAATCTTGGCACTACCTACTCGTATATCTGATGCTTCCTGAATCGCTTGCATTTGCAGAATATGACCAGAGGAAAGATAAGTATTAGCACTATAAGATATGTCTTGCGGTGCATCTGTGTAATACACAACAGTAGAGAAATGCACCTCCAACAAATGACACATCCGTACACTGTCTTTGGCAATCTCAGTTACTACACTACTGTTAATATCCCTACTCATAAGACCTCAAGGAAATCAAGTTCATAGCGAAACATAGAATCGTTAGCCATTGAGAAAGCCTGTACATCATTCTTCAAGCGTACTTTTATAGGTACGTTGTCATAAGTGATAGAGGAATTATTAGCTATATCATCAACTAAAGGTGGTGATACGGTAATGCTGGTTGTGTTGCCAGTTGATTCTGTATGAGCTGTGACCATGTAAACCTTATCATGGGCAAATTTAATAAAATCGCCCTCGACTATCGTGCCAGTACCGCCATCAATAGTGATTACTGTTACTCCTGCTGATTTAGCACCATTCACTAAGAATGTTCCTGCTGCTGTACCTCTAGCATCCTCTAATTCAGGAATACGAACTGTGAATGTATTTAACCTTCCCCTCTTACTTACCACATACGCAAAAACAGGCATAAAATCAGCTTTCGTCATTGGTGGATATTTAGCTTTTAACAGCCATTTTTGCCCTGATACTTTGCGAGCTTGGGTTCTACCGCTTACAGCTTCACTGAATAGGTTAGTGTCAATCGAGGTTACTGTTACCGATTGAAATACTGGTGAGGTAGGAAAAGTCATTAGGTAACTCCTAAAGTGCCACGGTCATTCATAGCATTGTTAATTAAACCAACAATCATTCCACGCCTTGATTCAAGCAGTTCATCGAATCCTTCTGTGTCGTTTGCGGTGATATTGAAACTGATATTGACGTTGGTTTCTGCCTTACTAGCTAAAGCATTATTAGGAATAATCGTACCTGTCTGATTTGGTACAAATAACTCTGCGCCACGCTCCCCTACCATATAAGGTTGATTTGCCTGTGCTGTTCCACCTAACGCCCTCGACCCCCATCCTTCTCCTAGAAAACCACCTGATGAATTAAAACCATAGGAATTTCCTCCACCACCGCCAAATAGCATTCCTGATATAGAATTTGATAAAAAAGATGCAAATGGTTTCGCTACATTCATTCTAAGCATTTCTTGTGCAACATATCGAAATACACTTTTCACTACATCTTTAAATGACATTAATCCTTGTGTCATCTGCATGATTGAATCTTCTATATTGTTAGCCAATCCCTCACTAAAGTCTTGAATTTGTTCCTGTGCTGTATTAACAGTTTCAGCGAAATCAAGAAGTTCCTCACCCATTACCGTTACTCTATTTTGCCAACGACCACCTGCGACATCGAGATTATCAAATTCGGTTCCTAGAGCGTTGGTTGCTAGACTTGCACGTTCCATACCTTCTTGATAGGGAATTACTTCTGCATCAAGAGCTATAATGGCTACCTTTGCATCTTCAGCAGCTTGCTCAAGTTCATCTAAATGGGGAACTAATTCTGCATCAATAGGTACATAATCGAGCTGTAAATGGCTAACCTCCTGTACTAGCTTCGTTGTAGTAACACCTGTATTTTCAGTATTTGTTAAGTCGAGAATATCTTTTTGTAGATTCCTTATACTTTGTGCATAGTGGTCGATTTGTTCTCTTAAAGCCTCATATCTTTTTAACTCTTTCTCAGTTAATTTAGCTTTTTCTCCCATTGCTTGTATTTCTTCAATTAAAGCATCATGTTGACCTTTTTTAACGTCTAAAAGATAATCTTTTAAATTAACTCTTTGAGCATTAATTTTGTCTGCAAACAACCCTAGTGTTACTAACGCAGCCCTGCCGTATATACCACCAAATAGAGCTAATAACAAACCCATATTTCTAACCCATTCTGGTAAAGCCATATACGAAGTAATCACATCTTTTATTTGTAAACCTACATTTCTTATTCCAGCACCTAAATCTTTTGCACCCTGTATCGCTTCAGGACTTTTAAGCCATTCGGTAATTTCTTGAACAGAGGTTTTGGTTTCATCGAATATGCCTTCCTTCATAAAGGTAAGCATTAAGGCATCCCAAGCATCACCCATCATTGATACTTGACCAGTAAATGTTTTAGCAAGTTCTTTGGTAGCACCAACCATTGAAATTCCACCTTCTTCCCACATCTTAACAATGGCTTCTTTGGTTTCTTCTGCGGTATATTTAACGCCAGTTTGGAAGCCAAGCATTGCCTTAACACCAGAGTCACGGAATAAATCAGCAGCAGCTATACCACCAGAAAATGAGCGTTGCAGTTGTTGACCAACTGTTTCAAAAGATAATCCTGAAACTGCTGCAATATCGCCTGTTATCTCGAGCAGTTGATTAAGTTCATCTACATTGTCAGCGACAGTAAGTAACGAGGGCGAAGCGTTCTGGATTTCTTGCAGAGTGAATGGTGCTTCTTTAGCAAAGCCAAGCATTGTTTTAAATGCTTTACCTGCATCTTCTGTACTACCAGTTAAAAATTTGAGCCTAACTTCTAAATTCTCAACCGTTGAAGTATATTTCAGAGCAGAGCGTAATACCATGCCTGCACCTAACGCACCTAATGCACTATTCAATGAAAAGATTTGACTCTTAACACGTTTTGCTGCTTTACCAATGCCTTTTATAGCACGCTTGGATTTATTTGACCCAGAAACTGCCTTTCTAGGGTCAACTTTAATACCGAGAGTAGCGATATTGTCAACTGCCATCTTTCCTCTTTTTTTCCTCTAGTTTATAAAACGCAACCCATCCATGAAACTCATTCACTGTCATCCGTTCTATTTCATAGACAGTTTTATGTAAGCGATTCGCAAGGGCGTACTTTGTGTATAACTCGGAATCGCTTGTTAGTTTCCCTCCATATCTGCAATAGTTGGAGATATAGATATTTCACTTACTACTCTTGTTATTACGTCAGGTGAAACTGCGTTCATTAATTCCACTTTGTTAGATATATCAAACAATTTCTTGCCATCTTTATCTAACGCTTTCAGAATCAATGTTCGTACCATAAACTCAAAATCATCACCTTTGGCGAACTTCCATAATATTTTCTTTTCGCCCATCGTAAACGGAGTGGCATATATAGTCGTTTCCCACTCTGGTACTTCTATTGCTCGAGTTTCCAGTGTGTCAAAATGCGCCTTTGCGTTATCAAGGATTCCCATTTACACAGTGCTCCAAGTAACTGCACCACTTGCTTCAAAACTAACTGATGTTTCAACCATCCCATCCAGTGTAGTAGAAACGCCTTTTTCAGTTATGATTGCCGTCAACGCAGCAAAAGTATCGCCACTTGTTGCTCCTTCAGGGTACAGATTCAACGTAATTGAAGCTCCAACAGTCATAGCTCCTTGACCATTTGTATCTGTTTCATCCCAGAAAGCAGTTAGCGAACCACTTGCTGTTGTCAAACTTGATAATTTGGTTCTAGCAGTATCGCCTAACGTAGTGTCATCTATTGTTTCTGCGGTTTCCGACAGACTCCAATCCTTACATTCTGCGATTGTGTTAGCTCCAACTTTTGCGACTCCCTCTGAGCCCTTATGATTTGCCATTTGATTTCTCCTCTAGCTTAGATTTTTTAATAATAGGCTTAGACTTCTCAGTCCAACCCTTTGCCTTCATTTCCTCAATTTTTGAAGGGTGAGGAATAACACCTTCACCACCTGCGGGTGGATATAAAATTACTTCTTTCTTCATGAATCCCTCCAATAAGGAATACTTACATTAATCTGATGCCAAATGGAATCAGTTCCAATAGTGTTGATACTTGCTATATCGCAAACTACATCACTAAATTTCTTGTTTTCAAATATTGTTCCAATAGTGTCAGCGTATTCTCTACCTACACTTGAGCCTGTATCTTTTTTCGTAAATATCTGTACATCAATTATACCTAAATGACGTTTTAAACCCGTAATAGTTCGATAATTACTACTACCATTCAAGATGGTTAATCTCACCCATGCGCTATTGTTTGGGGTATCAAAGGCTACGTTTTCCCAAGCGATAGGTGTTTCGTTCCAGAACTCCTCAAAATGGTTCTCAATCGCTATTCTTTCGTTCTCAAATGACATTATTTAAAGTAGCTCCTTAATTCGTTAACAGTTACAAGCACCATGCCGTTAGGTGCTTGTTTACTTGAACCATTTTCTAAAGCGTGAATGTAAGGCAAAGAATTAACAATGTAAGTTGTCTTTAATCCATCACCTTTCCTTAACATTGGTGTTTTTGTCCTTCTTGCATCTTCATTTACACTTCTATCAATTGTGTTTACTGATACATTCCAATTAGCTCTCGCTCTCCCTGTATCAACTGGTGTTTTCTTCGTCACCATCTTATGAGCATCAAATACAATTTTTCGGATTGCTGTATCTGTCTCAACACCTGTTCTTTTAATAAATCTATTTAGGTCGCTATCAAAACTCATCCTGCTCTCCTTAATTGCAAAGTGTATGACGCTTCAACAGGGTCTTTTTTAATATCCGTTATTCTATAAACCACACTATCTCGGGTAATCAAATCATCCGTTTTTGGTGTAAAGCTAAGACCTTTTGCCGAAAATAAAACAGAGATTTCACCAGTATGTTTTGAATCAATTTCAGTATCACTTGCCTTGCCTGATATAGTCTTATCATCAAAACCAATAATCGCTTTCACTGTGTAGTCGGTGTCCGTTACCGTTAGCTGACCAGAATACACATCGTATGCTCCTTTGGTTCTAGCTGTATAGGTAACGGATTCCGCTATATCACCAACTGCCGTTATTGCTGAACTAACTGCGTCTAATATTGCACTTCGCAAGCCCATATTACGACCTCACTACAGTAGCCGTACCGAATTTAGACCGAGCATGAATAGTTCCCCAACCTCTTAACATTTCTTGCACAATCGAAGGGATAACTCCTGCCGTATCAGTTTTATCAAACGCTAACGTGATTGAACCAACCGCCAAACTATCTAAACCTTTACCTTGTGCATCAACCGTTAAATCGCTTCCTAATAGATGTCGAGCAAATTCAGATGTTGCGTTCTTGATAGGATTTGGAACAATACTACTAGATACAGAATAACCATCATCTGTTACTCCTGTTCGACCCCAAGCTAATGCCTGTGATTCAGATGTTTTTAATCCCGACCAATCAATCTTCTCATCCAAGATACGAGTAGCCATCTTGAGTGCTTTTTCTTGGTTCGCTGTTGTATCTCCAGTCCAATCGGTAGCGTATAAATGATTATCGTGGTAAGTATCTGCCTCTGCTACAGTTGTATAACTATCTGCCGAAGCACCGCCAGCCGTTGCGTCTATTGCCATACATTCCCTCGGTTACAACCCCCACCCAAGAGCAGGGGTTTGATTAAACTTTAGTTAGTTATGCCATACATAGATGCCAAGCCTTTTTCAGAGAAATTAGCTAGACCGTTGTAGAACTTAACACGGGTGATAGTTTCATCCTTAGTTTCGCTAGTCCCAACATCTTCGACAGATACTCCTGCATTACCAGAAGCAGTTAAACCTGCGATACCATGACTCATTGAACCGTCATCCAAAGTACCCATTATCACTGTAGTAGCAGTGGAAACATTACCTTGAGTTTGGTTGATTGGGATATAGTCATTTCTAAAGATTGGAACACCACGATATGATGGTACTGTTACGCCTGATGGCAAAGCTATTGTTTCACCTATTCCTGCTCCACCTTGTGCTCTTAGCAGTGTGAAGTAAGAACGGATTGTTCTAGCGTTCATCAGTATATAGTCAACATCACCATCTTTGTCTGTCACTAAGTCCATGCACTCATCCATCTTTGCAAATGATAGTGCGGTGCCGTTAGTAGCAGGTGCAACTTTCTGAGCTGTTGCAACAAGACTAAGTAATCCTGTAATAACATCACTTGAGCCATCGCCATTTATTAGTTTGTCCTGATAAGCACGACCAATAGATTTAGCTTTTGAGGCTATTTGTGCCGCTTTTTGGTCATTGATATTAGAACGTGTTGCTTGAATTAAGCCATTAACTTCCGCATCACCAACTAAAGTTGTCAAACTTGTAGTCACTTGAGTGAAAGTCGCTGCTGCTTTACCAGCAGAAATTGTATCACCAACTCCTGTCCATTCAGTTGCACCTAAAGCGTTCTCACGGTTATAGGCTAGTGAATTTCCATCGATTGATTGAAAGGGTAGAACTTGATAAAAAGGATTAACCGTAATGACGTTTTCGATAACGCCAGCTACGAGCAAATCCTGTGAGAGTTTGGCTGATTCAGCCAGAGTTACAGATGCCATTGCATTCTCCTAAATTTTTGCCCATCTTATGAAAAAAACAGGCAAGTTAAAAATTAAACTTACTACCGTTTTTCCCCGAAAAATTGTAGGGTTTTTCACGATACCCCGTATCGCTCAAACGTCACTCAGTGCGTTAGGCGCATTGTACCACAGAAATTATCTTTGTAATGTTTGTTTGTAAAAAAAAACCACCCCGAAGGGTGGAAAACTTAGAAAGGAGATGTTTTTTTAATTATTTTGCCAGACCTTTTTTAATCTTATCGAGTGGTGAAGCGTCACTCATACTATTACCAATGAAATTTTTAGTATGTTCTGAACCACTACCTTGTGAGGCTTTAAACAGATGAGGAGCAACTTCAATCTGACTCTTAACCCATTCCCGAACCGACATCGGCTCACTCGTTCCCTCACCATATATAATATTGCCACTCTGGTCATGTGGTACAGCTCTGCCCTTCTCAAGAGAAAATACTGATTGAGAACGTAATAGCACATCATCAATACCAGTATCAACCACGCCTGATTTAGTTGCCGAATCACGAACCGCATTATCTATCACCAAAGTCTCGAGTTGAGTATTCAGAGTTTTATTCAACTTTTGAATCTTCTCGATTTCTTTATTGTGTTTTTCTCGCATGAGTTTGGTTCTTTCCTCTAACAACTCATCTATCTTGCCAGCATCTATCAGCTTTTTGTCTTTCTGTGCTTGCTGTTGTTCGAGCATTTTGTTATAAGCCCCAACATCAATACCATCAAACTTAGCAGTTAGAACTTCTATGTCTTGCTTTAAATCTATATTATTTTTACGAAACTCATCTAACTTATCTTGTACATCTTTGTATTCATCTGCCGAGTAAGTTTTCGTCTTAGTTTTTGATTTTTTTTCTACTACTTCTTCTTCGCTCATTTTATTTACCTCATATTAAAAATTAAACTTAGTCTCCAACTGCTCCAAAGTTAGAGCATTTCCTGATTGGTCAACCATATCGGTAAACGACAGTTTACCATCTTTCCATAATTTATGCTTTTTCTTACCTAATACTTCCCGTTGAAATTCTGTAGGTTTTGTCTTTAACCAACCCTCATAACTTAATTTCTCGCTTACCTGTCCATCCATACTCGCTCTTGTGCTTTCTGGAATCTCCTTGAATTTACCTTTCACTCCTAACTCTTCCCAACTTCTAGTAACTCCAACTGTGGTAGAGCGACAGTTCCAATGAGCTGGAACACCAGGGAATGAAGTACCATGTCCAACTGGCTCCATATTTGGATTTTTCCATTTCATCCCATCCAGAGCTATACAAGTCGGAGAAGTACGATTATCTAGCGTTGACACCCATTCTATCTCTTTAATTAAATCGTCATTATCAGCATAAGTCATTAACCTTGACTCATTCGCTACTGCTTGAATGGATGTCCTTACTAAAGCCTCTGCACTTCGTCTATTTGCTTGTAATGCGCCATCTTTATATTTGTTCTTAGCAGTTCCGATTAATGTTCTTGTAATAGTGCCTGTATCATCACCTCGCATCATACCCTGTCGTATGGTATCGCTAAATCGAGCCCGAAATGCCTCGCCTTTTCTGCTCCACCATTCAGCAGATGGAGCACCCTCAATCAATGCGTCTGAAGCAATAGCTTTAAGCATCTGCTTACCCATAGCCACTGTGGTAACTTCAATCTTCATCGCAGTATTAATAGCCTTGACCGCCTGTTTTTCGGCAAGAGCTGCTACCCCAGTTAGTGTCTTGGTATGTTCTTTCGCTATCGTTTTATAGGTAGTTTTAACCGTTTCCTTTGTTTGTTTTTGCAGAGCCTTTAGTCTTTTCAACTTTGTCTGTGTCATTTTGGCTTTTAATAAATTTGAATCATCCAGCTCTTTTATAAGCCGTTTTTCAAGTTTTTTCAGCTCCTTTCTTATCTCTACCTTCACCGAAGATTCCAGACGTTGTAAGTCAACTGAGTAACCAATTATCTCGTCAAGTATCTTGTCGTTTACTGAGGGCACTATTCAAACTCACCTGCTTGCACTTCGATTCTATCCCTTTCATCTTCAATGCTTACCTCAGGGTCGAGTATTTCACCTCTTTTCATATTGAACAAGAATGTTTCGTGACTAATGGCGCCTGATTGCCATGCACCCATCAACGAAGTCATGTCTTGAGCGTTAATCTTAGTGTCTATGAAATCGGTATTTAGCTTCACCTTCACTTCACCTGTTATACCTTCCCAATCAGTCATAACCTGTAATGCTTTCTCGATTGCTTTTTCTACTGATTTAACACTGCTTATTAAAGTGGATGCTTCAGCGTTTTGTCGTAGTCTGACCGTTTCGCTTGCCTCTATTCCTGCCTTTTGAGATTGTAATAATTGCGCTCCTAGAGATGCCATCATAGACCGCTTTTCTTCCATTGCTTTTTCCAATGCCTGTAACCCTTGACCACTAAATTCAAGATAACCTGCTTTAGATGATGAATCAGGTAATATCCAAGCCGTACCTGAGCCAATCGTTAATACACTATCAACGTCAATTCCAGTAACGTATGGAGTAGGTAGAGCAGTGAAGTGTCTGCCATGCTCTAGGTCTGCACTTGTTCGATATAGAGATAAACCTGTATCTGCTAATGCTAATAATGATGACATTGCAGGTTCAAGATTAAAACCATCCCCACTTATAGAAATGAACGGAATACTCTCTAATTCATCACCTCTGAATGTTGGGAATGTTTCCTCTACTACCTTCCAGCCACCTTTATCTTTACGCCAAACTCGTACCACATATCTGCCTTCATCTAGCGTAAGCTCACGATACTGCACAGCGTATTCTGATTTATACTTATCCTTCGGGTCGATTTTACGATAACTCTCCTGTATCACAACAGCATCATCAAGCCAGTTAATAACCTGTTCTGTACTATAGCCTGTAAGATAAGGTCGCTCCTCGTTCCTATCTATCAAAACGCCTTGCCTATTCATTAACAGTTGTTCGCTTAACATATAAGAGATGAAATCATTTAACGAAATACCTGTTCCTGTTATATCATCTAACCATTCCTCTGATTTGGTTGGCACTTCGATAATCGGGTCTACCCTCATTACTGCACCAATTAAACCTTTTACAGTTCGCTCAATGCCGTTGTAATAGACAGACCTTAGTTTATAAGCGTTATATTGCTCATTATCCTGACCACTTAATTTCGGTAAATACTCTGCTCCTTTCGCTTTAATAGCGTCTGAACCCTCATAAGAATCCCTGATTCTTTTCCATTGCTCTTCTGCGTCTATGTAATACGGATGTTTATTTTCGATTCCCATGTT